TTGGTTTTGGCTATTAGTTATGTCGTTCATTGATAGACGATCCTCGATTGCAGAAATGTAAGGCTGCAAAGAATAAGCGACAAACTCTTTACGTCCGTCTAATATATTTTGGTACGTCATTGAGTTATTCATATCGGCAGAAATGTAATATGCCGGGACGTTCATAGCGCGAGCAATTTCAGTTGCTAAATATTGCGATGCTTCGTTATACATCATATCGCGAGGACTAAAACCAATATTTTCTGCGGTCAAAGTCGAGGTTAAATATGCCGTACTGCGATTTTTTCTTGCAGAATTCCAACCAGCTAACAAACCTTGGATCTGTGTCTCAGGTAAATCAGCTCCGTTATTTTTTAGAATAGTAGTAGCCATTGGCGTAGCAGCACTAATAGATGCAGCTCTTTGTATATCCCAAGCGGCCTTAATAGTCGTGCCTGCGGTTTGTAATACTCCAGGAATTAACGATTGGAAAGTAACAAGCGATCCGATACCGCCCATAGGTACAAGCTGACCATCTACAAAATAATCTTTAACCTCTGTACCGTATTGATTAGTCGTAAAGGTAACGCGATTATTAGCGATCCACTCAAAGCCGGACGGTCTGCCATCATCGGCATACAAAGATGTAACGCGCCAATATGCAACCGAGTAAAAAATTAAACTATCTACTGTTGCCGCGATCGTAACGCTTCGAGGTTGGCGCTGGTCGGGTTGCTCTAACCAAACTGGAGATCCTAATTTTTCGCCTGTAGATTTTTTATATAATGCTAAATCGATCGATGAGATAACTCCGGCTACTAGGTTTCTACAGCGGCTAACGCTCGCGACCTGTAAAGCAAAATTACGATCGATACCAATACCGTTATAACCAAAAGCGCTATTAGTGTTAAATGATCCGTAGCCGTAAGTAGTATCCATTACGGCGGGTGCGTACTGCGCCTCTACTGTCTGCTTTTCAGCTGACTTAAAACCAAGCGTTTGTAATAGTCCCATAGTCTCCATTTTCCCATAATGTCAAGCATAAATACGGCTATCTGCCGCGTGTCTAAACGTAAACTTTAGCCTCGCCCATTGGTTGGTTAAGGATGTGTACGACCATTGATAAACCGATCGCGATATCTACAGGCCCGGCCGATTTACGCCGGACGATACGCCAACTATCCGGAGACTCTTTAGCTGCACAATTTGCCATATGAGTAACGAGTGCATCTTGGCCCGAGTGTACGAGTCTCTTATTAGCTAGAGCTTCGTATAGATCGCCGGAGGCCTGATAACCCTTTTGGCCGGAGATGTCTACGATCTGTATGCCGTTTACCTCGAGGCGTTTGGCTATTGAGGCGGTCGTGTACTTGTCGTAAGCAACTTGCCGCGGATAATAAACCTTGGCCCACTTAGCAATAGCGTTAGCTACGAATAACTCATCGATGGATACGTCCGAGTGGAAAGTCTCAAGGACTGCTACACCGATACGACCATCGGCAAGGACTTGGCCCATAACGAGCGAACCGTCTCTACGACTGGGGCTAACGTCAAAAGCAAAGATAGTTAAAGGCCCGGGTGCTAGCTTGAGATCCTTATCGCCTGCATCCTCAACAGACATATGAGGCCAAGGTGAGGCTGTACTGGAAATCCATTGGCAAAGCATCTCTGTTTTTGTAGTCTCGATGGGTTGCGTACTGACAGCTTCGGCTAATACGTCCTCGTCGAATAGGTAGCCAAGGGCCGGGTTCGAGTAGGCCCAGCCGTCTCTATCATCGATCTTACAAAAGGCCGGAGCGCTGTACTCGTAAAAGCCAAACGTCTTAGGCGGGTTAGATAAGGCGCGCTCGCGTAAGTCATTAAGTACCGTGCTAAAGGCATCTCCGGCGTTTGACGTGTACAGGGCTTGACTATTGACCTTTGCACGAGTCGTAGGCGTAGCTGCGCGATAGCCTTCCTCCGAGATTTCGCGTAGCTCGTCGATGTATAAAAATGAGGCTGTACGGCCACGGCTACCATCTCTCGTAGCTGCAACTACGTCGAGCCTATGTCCGTTTTTTAACTCGATCGACTCCGTACCATTGGCGTATCGGATCTGTTTAACTTGTTTGCTCAGCTCGGCCGAGCCCTCGATGGCGTAGGCCACTTGCCTAAAGGTGTCTAAGGCCATTGATCTATTAGAGGACATAATAAGCACGTTAGGGCTATCAAATAAAAACATATGGCCCAGCATCATCATACGCGCGAGGTGAGTTTTACCCTGTTGCCTTGACGTAAGGACGAGATTACTACGCCTGATAAACATATTATTTTCATCTACCGAGGTCATATCTCTAATTACAAAATCTTGCCACGGTAAAAGCGGTAGCCCAATACTTTCGGCTAGCTGAGAGATCTCATCGCCGCGATTTTTGCCCTTGAGGTAAGGACTATGTAGGCGAGGCTCAGTAGCCCCCTTACGGGGCGTTTTAGGCTGGGTCATATAATTATCAATTCTGATCGGGTTGGCCCACACACGGCCCTGCAAGGACTGTACTGGTCGTTTTTGGGGAGGAATTGCCTCGAAAGGCAGGGGGGGTAGAATTAGCTGCTAAAAAAACAGCCTGTGAGCGTGAACCCTTCGAGCTATTGCATCGTCTACACGCTGCGACACAGTTATCCATATCCATAGGATCGCCTCCGGCTTTGATGCTACGCACGTGATCCACCGTACTAGCATCCTGCCCACAATATGCACACGTGTATCCATCTCTAGCTAATACGGCCAAGCGTAGCCGCTTCCAGTCTCTCGTAACACGTGGGTCGTGTCTACCCTTGACCATCTAGTAATGACCAGTCTTTACGTGATGAGCATAAGCTCGACAAGCTGTCTTATATCTATGTTCGATGTACTTAAGTCCTAAGTCTATCTGCTTAAACGGATCTAACTCTTTTAGTTTAAGTAGTTGAGGTATGCCATATGCTGAGGACTTAGGGTTATCTGCTCTCGGATCCCATCGTGACTCACGTGTCCATAGCAGCTCAAGGCATCTATATTGCTTTGCATTGAGTAGCTTCATATGAGCATATAACTTATAGTTTTCTTTATCTCTTGGCGTACTTACCGCCTGAGCTGTAGGCATATTGGTAAATAGCAATAGCCCGGCCAAAAGCACCAAACTGCGCCTGCGAGCTATCCGCCTCAGCGGCTCGCCTGCGAGTATGGAGCGTAGCGATACAGTCAAATACCTGTCAATCTTGAGCGTGGCTTTGAGCGTGTCCCACAGGTTATTAACCCCTGTGTATAACATCTGTGGATAACTATTTAACATCTTTGCCCCCAGCTAATTCGCAATTCTCTGAGTGATTTTTAATAGATACTTGCAGAATAGTTACAGCTACTAGAGGCCTTGCATTATCAATATTAAAGGTTTTACCACAATTGCATATATGAGTAATTTGTGTCCTCATTTAGACCCACCCCAGCCTTTACCCTTAAAGCTTATGCCCGGTGCGTGATATACCTGCCTCATATGCGTACCGCAGCAGATAGGCGCAGCGTTTGAGGTTATAGGTTGCTCAAGCTCATATCGAATATTGCAGCTAATACACTCATACTCATACATCGGCATCGGCTGACTCCATTAAACACACGCCCATAACCCCGCATTTAGTGCATTGTAGGGTTTTAACGTTAGGTGGCAGGTTATCGGTGATGATGCGTTCGATCTGTTCAGTAACCTTTTTGCATTTACGGCACTCATATTTATAGGTAGTCATTAGGCCCTACAGTCTGTACAAAGCCACATAACTACATCGCCTGATACATCTCGTACGTTAAAGCCGTTTAGTGCTGTCTGCCATTTTTTGCATTGGTCGCAGTACTGAGCAGCTACTACGGTTATATTCCCGTCATCGTGGATCGTCGTAGCGTATCCATCTTTAATAAAGGTTAATTCTCCCATTACAGTTTTACCGCCTTATCTATATGTAACAGCGCTATCTCTTTATCTACTGGAGCAGTCTTATTAAAGGTGCTGGCAGGTAAGCGCCGAGTAGTCCACTTAATCGTTATTTTGCGTAAGTTAAACGCGTATATGCCTTGAGGCGTTTCATTAATATAAAACGGCGTATAGCCCAGGCTGTTAGCCTGTTGCATTAGTGAGTCGTACTTATCCTTTTCCAGTAGCAGTTCGTCATAATGCGTATGTCTGCACTTAAGTTCTACGACCATCCGATAGCCGTCGCTTGTCGCATCGATGTACTCAAAAGCATCGTTAGATCGCTCTAAGTCCTCTACGTAAGTCGCTTTGATGTACTTAAATAACTCGTCCTCGGTCATACTTGGGGCTTCCATTTTCCATCGGATCCGAGTACGTGCCAATACGGGTTACATTGGTTAGCTCGGTTTTTCTCGGTGCATTTATAAGCTGCCCAAGGTTTACCTGTTGCTTTAGCCGTACCCTCAGCCCATACCATAGTCCCGTGCGGGCATCGTGGAGGCTCGGCTACTTGAGCCCCGCCTAGACTTTGCTCGATCTCACCGATAGCGCTGGCCATAGTAGGAATATCCTCTATAGCTGCTCGATTGCTCCAAGGATCCGGATCAGCTGGCAAGTTCTCTACCTTTTGCATATCCTGAACAGTAGGCCGAGCGTGTTCGCTAGGTGTTAATAGGCCTATCACACGGCCGTAAGCGCTCGTGACAGTATCCTCTATAAGCCATTTTTTCATATTGTTAGTTAAGTGTGCAACGTTACCAAACGCATAATCTACGGCGCTTGGGAGTGCATCCTCGTACTCACGATAGGCCTCAGCTTTAACCAAAACCGTACCTTTGATTACGTCAATATCCTCGATGTAGGCTATTAAACGCCCGGTAGGAAATTCTGATCTAAAGCGCTTAATACGAGCGTTTACATCCTCGTAGTTATCTAGGAACCCCATTAGATTAGCTCGCTCTCTTTGAGAGCCTTAGCGATTGCACGACCGCGCACAAAGCCCTCGCCGTGTCCGTGCTTAAAGCCGATCGAGTATCCAATCACCATAAACATAAAGCCCATACCGCAGGCTGCTAAACCGATTAATATATCCATACTGTTCATTGTTCGCCCTTTGTTAAGGCCGAGCAGCTACCAAACCGAGTAGCCCTCCCGGCGTTTGTAGTATCAGTATGAGGCTACCTACTGACAAAAGGCAATTATTTCGCTAGGCGTGTCTCTAACAAAATCTCGTAAATCTTATCGATCTTGTTATCCATACGCTCAACACGAGACTCCATATGGTCTATACGGCCTCGTAGGTTATGGCCTCCGTTGCCGTCCGGTATTAGCTCTGATAGGTAGTACTTAACTAAATGACGGACAAGCCCAGCCCCTAACCCCAAAATGGTACAGCTCCCCACAGCTATACCGATTATGAGCTGAGCCCCTTCCATTACTTAGTTACGCCAAACTGACCTTCGGACGGTTGGAGTGCCTTAAGTAGTGGCCCGATTAGCCCAGCGATAAACGCGTTAGCTAATACTTTTGGATCCGAAATACCGGACATATAAAGCGCCGCCGCACTAGCGATAGCTGCACGTCCGTATGATTTTGCTGCTGCGATTGCTTGCTCTTTCATTGTCTAGCTCCATTACTGCCCTTAGGGTTTGTTTACTGTAAACCTAAACTCGAGATTAACGCTTTAGCTTTAGAAGCTGATACCTCTACCTCAAAATGCATATCGTCCGGCCTGCTCTTAAAGTCGCCGCCCCACTTGAGGCCGTACTTTTTAGCGAGCGCCCGGATCATCGGTACTTTTTCAGCCGGGAAAGTGTCGTATTTTCCTAGTGGATGCTTAGTAGCGTTTAGATCGATAGCTGTCCCGGATGAGTGGCACGATAATTTTGTAGGGTTGCCTCTTACCATCCTGTAAGCATATGCCCAGTCGTCAAACGTACCCTCATCGATCGGCTCGATCAGCTCGTGAAACTCCGCAGCAAAGGCGGCCAAAAGAGGCCCAACACTTTCGGCACACCTTAGCTTACGATCCGTACCTTTTACGAGGTAGGACTTTATTTTAATTGCTTCCGGATCTTTTGATGCCGGGTAGCCGTTATAGCTAGTCTCCATTAGTAACGCTCGGTGTGAAGTGTTCCGCCTCTGGATTTAGATAGCGTTGATAGTCTGAGTTGGCTGGGTCTGCTGGAAATGAATAACGGACTCCGTTTTCTTCGTACCAAATAACGCCATTTTCTTCGACTGTGTATTGTTTTGTCATTTTATAAC